TATAAAAAACATGAAGATTTATATAAGCGACTTGAAGCAAAAAACGAATTATTTATAAATGAACTAAGAAGCTCAAACGAACAATTAACAAATGTTTGCAACTCTTACAATCAGTTTGTTAATAAAATGGATAAGATGATTGATTTATTAGTGGAATCAAAAAAATAAGGCTATGTGTACTTTAGTAATTACAGAACCGGACAATAAAGAACTTGAATGTAGGCGAATTATAATGCAGTCAATTGATAATGCGCTAAAACGAGGTGATGAAGTTTTTGAAAAACTTACACGAAAAACCGTTGATAATGATTCGATTGGAAATTATAAGAGATTCAAAGACGAATTAAAAAACATAAACCACGAAAACCTAAAGAAATGAAATTAGATTCAAACGGATACAAGGCTTTACATGAACGAGAAGGATTGCGTTTAAAGCCATATTTAGACACAAGAGGCATTCCCACTATAGCAATGGGGAATACTTATTATTTAGACGGTAGTAAAGTTAAAATGACTGATAAGCCATTAACCATTCAACAAGCAAATGAGTTGGCAAAAGTTGTAGCAGATGATTTCGCTAAGTTTGTAGATTCAAAGATAACATCGACTGTTACTCAAAATCAATTTAACGCACTAGTTTCTATTGCGTACAATATTGGTAAAACAGGTTTCGCAAACTCTACATTATTACGATATGTAAATATAGATCCAAATCAAATACTGATTGCTGATGCATTTGCTATGTGGAGAAAAAACACGGAATTGTACGGTCGTAGAATATCAGAAATTAAGCAATATTTTGATTACTCGTTTACAACGGCTAAAATGCAATATATCGACAGTATAATTAAACTAAAACTTACATTAAAATGAAAAAACTAATAGCATATCCGGCAACCTGGATTTTGTACGGAGTTGGTTCATTCATTTGGAACGAATTTAAAAGTATGCATTACGCTATTTTCTGGGTTTGGTCATACAAAGTTCAGGAGTGGGGAAAATTAACTAAACCGTGGATATAATGAAAGACTTTATAAAATCAAATTGGGCATGGATTGGCTTATGTATCGTGTTTTTATCTGGCTGGATTTCTACCTGCTCAAACAACAATGTAACGAAACAAGATACGCCAACATACAAAACAGTAACTACTAAAAAAGAAGTCGTTGAGTCATTAAAAGTTCCTGATACAATCGTTAAAAAGTTTACTGAAATAAAAACAGTTACTCGATATGTTGATAGAATTAAAATAGATACAATAGAGATTCGTTACAAAGACACGATTCCATGCGTTTTTGAGCGTTCAGGAGCGATAAACGAAAAAGAATATAGTCTAACATACCAAACTAATCAAAACGGCTTAAAATTGTACAATATGCAAATTGAAGATTCTTTGCTGATTGTCACCGGAACTAAGCGTAAATGTTTTTTAGGGAAAGAAACAAACACTATTGATATTTCGCATACTAATAAATACATTTCATCTGATCAGGTTCAACACATTGAAGTAGTTCATAAAAAAAAGTTTTACGATACTACATTGTTTAAATGCGGTGTTGGTTTTATTTTAGGTGTTGCGGTAACGAAATAATTATTATCTTTACATTATAGATTTATCCATTTTTGTTGCCCTAATTACTGTGACTAATTAGGTTTTATTTTTCATAATTATAATTTTTAGGATTTGGCGGGGTGGTTTCCGCATTTTGTTTTTGGTATTATTATTAAAACCGCTTCTTAATTGGAGCGGTTTTAATTTTTTATAAAATTTAACACTTTTGCTATTGTGTATTTAAATATATCTTGTATATTTGCAATACATAAAACATATAAGATATGAAAGCAAAACAAATTCACTTAGATGAAAAAGTCATCGAGATTCTGGCAATTAAAGCCGTGAAAGAAAAAACTACCTTCAAAGAGTTGGTTCAAAAAATACTAACCGATAAAGCAAAAGAATGCGAAAGCGAACTCCGTTAATAGTATGCGTGTATAAAATAACCAGTCCTAGTGGCGGTGTTTATATCGGGTCTACTAAATCAGTTAATAAAAGATATACTAAACATAAAATAGGAAGTAGTAATAAATTATTAAGAGAATCTGTAGAAAAATATGGATGGGATGCTCACATAAAAGAAATTATTGTTGAGTGTGAAGAAGAAGACATGAAAATTATCGAAAGAGCTTACATCGCAGAACACCTACAAAACACTGTTCTTTTTAATGTTTATGGAAAAGAGAAAACAAGTAAATATAATGGTGTTTATTGGGATAAAAGAAACAAAAAATGGATAGCTTATATTTATGCAAAAAGAAAACGTGTAGGGTGTTTTGTAGACGAATACGATGCGCATTTAGCACGTGAAAAAGAACTAAAAAATTAACAACCAAAAAACAAAGTGATATTATGAAAACAGAAATTTATTTATTAGTAGATTGTGACGGAGAAGTAGTTTGTGCTTTTTCTGATAAAGAGAAGGCTATTAAAGAATCTAAAGAATGTGGCGTAGATGTTGAAACTACTATTCTTTATAATGATGAAACACCATGAAAAACATAGCCGTTATAACAGAAAATTACCGAAATTTTAACCAATACGCATTGGAGCAAAGATATTCCGGAAACGATCAAAACTTCATACAAGTGCAAACTATTGAAGATGTATTAAATAACCAATTCAACGACTACGTGAATAAAAGCAATTCGGTAAAGATGCCGAATGTGAATGCTATCATAAAGGCGGTGGAGAATAATATTTCAAATAATAACTGATATGAAACTAAAAATATTAAAAAATGAGCATTACATTGATATAGTTAATGAATGCGATTTTCAAGATGGATCAACTGCTTTTACGGCTTCATGTTTCTTGAATAAAAATATAGAAGGAGAGTTTAAAGATTTTTCACTTACAGAAGAAAATGAATCTATTGCGAAAGTATTATTGTGTTCTTTTGAAATGCTAGAATTATTAAAAGAGTTAGTAAGAGTATTTGAAACAGAATGCACAGACAGTATGCAATCTGACGCTATTTATTATAGCAAACAGTTGATAAAAAAAGCAACAGAATGAACCAAGAAATATTCACCCACTACGGAAACCGATTAAGGACGAAATCAAAGCGAGTGTACAGAAAGTCGTTAAAAGCTATTGTAAAGTCGAAGTACGCAACTATAGCAACAATCCAAACAACAACACACTACGCAAAAGAAATACGCTTACAGGCAAAAGTGTTTAAAAACAATATTGTTACTAACCAAATAAATAAATATGATTATGAAAAAAGATTTTACAATAACTAAGGAACAAATAATTACACTTAATACTGATGGAAACAGGGATGTTAGGGAGTGTTTAAATAAATGGTTTCCTGATGCTTTTAATTTTCAATTAGAAAAAAACGGACATTTTATTTATGACGGGGTTACTATTTTTGGCAAAGGTAAATGGGCAGAAATAATCCCAACAAAAACCAGATTAGAAGCCGAAAAAGAGCTTAACTGCAAAATAATCGACTAATGGAAATAAAGCTATACACTAGATTTCTGCTATGGAAAATAACCAAGTCAGAGAAAGCAATTAAAAAATTAACCGAAGATGGATGCCGGCATATAAAAACAAAGTACTTTTTCTTATACCGAATAGATTCATTCAGTAAAATAATTTAAACCCTAAAAATTAATTATGAGTAATTTACCAAAGATTCAGGAGTTATATTCCGACAAATTAACCACTCAGAAAAACGATGCCTTTGTCGCTTTGATGAATCAGCAACCAAAACAAGCTTGGATAAAAGTTCACCCATTTATCAAAAATTACAAATATTTGCCTATTGAACGTGTTGAGTTTCTTTTAAAAACTATATTCAAAAGATACAGAATTGAAATTACAGGTCAAGGTACTTCTTTCAATGGGGTTTGGGTAACGGTTCGTGTGCATTATTTACACCCATTAACAGGAGATTGGGATTTTCACGATGGTATTGGCGCAAGTCAATTACAAACAAAAAAAGACACTTCTGTAACCGACATGATAAACATCAATAACGGAGCTATTTCAATGGCTTTTCCAATGGCAAAAACAATCGCTATAAAAGACGCTTGCGACCACTTTGGAAACTTGTTTGGTGCCGACTTAAACCGTAAGGATGTAATTACTTATGATGTTGATTTAACTTTACAGGATTTAACGCCAACGCACCCAAACTGGTTTAAAGCAAAAGAATCACTTAAAAACGGAATCGTAACAATTGAGCAAATTAAAAAATCATATACAATAAGTCCAGAAGATGAAATCAATATTCAAAAGTAGAGCAAGCGGATCAGGCGCGGTTATGACCAACCCACGAAACAAATCTGAATCAATATCTGAAACAACAAAAACATTTGTTTACGATTGGATAAAAGAATCGATTTACGGTGTTAAAAAACAGATTAAGACCAAATATACTGACAAAGGATTAATGTATGAAAATACGGCAATTGACAAAGCGATAGAGTGGCTAGATTTGCAATTCATTTTAAAGAATGAAAGTTTCTTTGAAGATGATTATTTTACAGGGACGCCTGATTTAATTTCAGAAGATAGAATTTACGATATAAAATGTTCTTGGGATTGTTTTACGTTCCCGTTATTTGAAACGGAAATACCAACAAAGGATTATTTTTATCAACTGCAGGTTTACATGCATTTGACAGGAAGAAAAAACGCAACACTTGTTTATGTGCTTTTAAACACTCCTGAAGAAATGCATTGGGAGCCACAACACAATTACGATGCATTAGACAAAAAATACAGAATTAAAACTTTTGATATTGTTTACGATGAATCCGTTATTGAAGATTTACAAAATAGAGTAATTAAAATTAGAGAATTTATACAAACACTTAAATATTAAATTATGGGATCATTATCGACTATTTACATAAAAAGAGAAACACTAAAAACTCTTTTAGATGTAATAAGCAAAAAAGATGAAAAAGGAATCGAAATCACTATTTCGACTAACGAAGATTCGAACCAATTCGGACAAAATGTGAGTTCTTACGTTTCTCAAACTAAAGAGCAACGAGAAGCGAAAAAAGATAAATTCTATGTTGGTAACGGTAAAGTATTTTGGACTGACGGAAAAGTTTCTTTAGGTGTTAAAAAAGAAGAAACACACCAGGCAACTCCTATAACGGAAGATGATAACTCAGATTTACCCTTTTAGCCATGACCCCCAACCCAAACAACATCGAAGTAATAGACCCTGAAATAGTAGAGGTAGATGGAACCAACGGATAGAACAATGATGCAGATAGCGGAAAGTTGTGGCGTAATGTATAATCAGGTTTTAATGGTTGTTAAAAAAGAGCGTATAATAGGTAAATTACGCATCGAAAACAATAAAAAGTACTTTACTATACACCAACAAGATTTAATCTATAGAGTTCTTTATTTTGAGGGTAAAACGGATTGTTTTATTATTCCTAGTAAGTTAAACACAATGTAAAACATAAAAGCCGATTCACTTCGGCTTTTTTTAGTTTATATCGGAAATGTTAAAGTTTGAAATATAATTAATAAAAGCGTTATTTATTTAAAATATAGTTGTAGATTTGTTGAAGTATTAACCGCTAAAAATATTTATTATGAATGACTTTTATTTATTGCCAGTAGCATTGTTTTGCATTTTTATTTTGATTTTATTATTAAAAAATGTAAAGCCTATGCCAGAAGGAGAACTTGAAAATATAATTAAAGATTTTCACGAAAAAGAAAAAACATTAAACCAAATGAATTTTCTTATTTCAGAAGTTGGCAGAATATCGAAAGAAAAAACCAAAGCGATAAAGGCAAGTGATTGGGATCATCTTAAAAAGCTACATGAAGAAGAGGATAAAAATAGAATTACGTTTGATTATTTATCTAATAAGAACTAAGTTAATGAAATTCACACCACCAAAACAATTAAGTCCTTTTTATAAATGCAAAAGGATTCCGCGTAAACTAAAAAAGAAATACAAGGTAGTTTTAAATAAATATCCATTCTTAACAGTTAACGAAAAACTTTGGTATTTATTGGGTTATACCAATCCAAAATATAAACAGTTTTTAATTGATGAAATTATATGGCAAAGCGAATTAAACAAAGCCATTGATTTATTCCAAAACAAATTATCTGAAACTGTAAAATACTTACTTAAAGAAGAACAAAAACAATTTATTTTATTATTAAAAAGCCTAAAATGAAATACCGAGCAAAAGATTATGTAATAATACCTAATAGAGTAGGTTATAAAATACAAAAAAAATGGTTTATATTTTGGATAGACTATAGAAGATTCGATAAAAGAAGTTACAGAGATTCATTCTTAAAAGGACTTCAAAACTGATAACACAAAATAACAAAATGAAAAAAGAATCAACTTACAGAAACGCAGGAAGAAACCCAATTCCGAACCCGATTAGAAAAAACTTTTTAATCCCCATGAGCCGAGAAAAAGAAGTAATGGATTTTATTCGTAACGTTCAAAATGAGGAGATAGAGAAAGAAAAAAATAAAAGTGTTAAAGTTTAATAAAAGCGTTATTTATTTAAATATGTTTTATATCTTTGACAAACAAATAACAAACATCATGTACAACAAATCAATTATTTTCAAAAGCGCCCACGCAATATTTAAAATGCAAAACATAACTTTTTCTGAGGCCTTGACGTTGGCATGGGAAAAAGTAAAACAAGGCGTTAAAGCTATTGTAATGAAGTGTAATAGACTGGTAAAAAGCATCGGGTTAGGATACGAAACGGTTTGCTTTAATGAATTGGTTTTTACGCATATTGTAACGCCACAAACAACACAAGTCTATAACTCGGCTATTGAAAAATGGTATGACGGTAAAACTTTTAACAACGATTAATTAACCACTTAAAAATAAAACAAAATGGATGCAAAAGAAAAGTTATTTAAAACAATGGACAGAATAGAGGAATTAAAAAAGATTCCTGCTATTTTCATGTCGGAAAAAGAAGAATTAGAACTTCGTAATTTAGAAGTATTGAAAATGCAGTATTATTCAGATTGGAAAGATTAACCACTTAAAAATAAATATTATGGGAATGTATGATTACGGACAAAGAGGAACTTATTTGAATGGATTTTTTACATATATAGCAAATAACAGACCTGATTTATCTTTACAAAAGTATGGAGATTTAAATGAACACCTAAAAGCTATTCGATTAAAAAAAGAACCAAAAAAACCAGTTTCTGAAAATGTAGAAAAAAATGCATTTTATATTCAAGAAAAATACGATTGGAAATTAGATGTTGTTGAATATTTTAAAAATTTATAACCATGCAAGAACAGAAAAAATACCACCAGAGAAAATTGGCAATTATTGAAATGATTGAGGAAGTAGACAGAAGAATATCTAATGAAAAATCACACATGGATAAATTAGGGGGATGGAGAGTTGCGCAAGTAGCAATGAATAATTCTCTAAACAATATAAGCCGATTAAATAGAATTGGTGCGTATCTAACAGGTCGTTACTATAAACAATAAACAACCAAAACAACAGAAATTAAATCACTAAAAATAGAATTATGAAACGAACCATTAAAGGTTTTAGACTGAATAAAAACGGCAAACCAATACTAAAAGAGGAAGGAGATATTACACTTGATAATTACCAAGGCGTGACCTATAAACACAATGGAGAATATTTTTATTATTCGGGTACTTATCAAGGGAAATTTATTTATAAAACTTAAATATAGAATTATGAAAAAGTACATGTATTTACTTCCTGTTTTTATAGTGAACTTAATAATTAAAAAAGACGGTTTAATTCTTAAAATAAATAAAAAATGAAAAACACCCAACAAATATTCGCAAACCTCAACACCCGACTTAAAAAACGATTGTTTCCGGAACCGACAAATAGAGAAGTGTTAAAATGTATAACTAAAAAATATGGTTTATGTCTGAATTAAAAGCGAGTGAATTAAGATCAGGTAATTTTTTTATAAATGAGTTAGGGCATTTAGACACAATATCCGCTTACTATATTCATGAATTAGAAATGTTTAATAACAATCCTAAATACAGGTCGATATCTAAGCATTTCAAGCCAGTTATTTTTAATGAAGAACTGTTTTTAGATTTAGGATTTAAAAAATTAAATCACTTAGGAATGTTTGTTTATGTATTATATATAGATGAATGGTTAAATTTTGAAGTTGACTTAAAACACAGTACATTTCATTTAGTTTCTGGGCAAGAAAATAATGATTTGAATATTGATATTGAAATTTATACGGTTTATAGACTTATAGAGATAGAATTTATACACCAACTACAAAACCTATATTTCGCTATTACAGGCAAAGAACTAACCCATCAAAAAATTAATTAAAACCTAAACGGAAATGAGAGAAATAAAATTTAGAGGCTATTCAAAAGAACTAAATAAATGGTTTTTTGGAGCTTTAGATAATTCGCTTAATTGGGCTTATTTTATAATTGTTCATGAAAACGGATTCGGAATTAAAAATAGAGTTGATTCTGAAACTATAGGTCAGTTTACAGGACTATATGACGTTAAAAATAAGCCTATTTATGAAGGAGATATTTTAGAAGTCTTATATTATAATCACACTGGAAAAAATTGTACATTAATACAAGAGGTTTATTACTTAGAAGAATCTGGTTGTTTTTGTGTTAGAACACTTGGGAAAGAAGTTTCTCCAATTGAAAGCGATAGAAATAATGTTCCTTTAAGTTGGACAAGTCAACCGAATACTATTAAATGCTTAGGCAACATTCACGAAAACCCTGAGCTCCTAACCCAACACAAAAACTAACTTAAATTAAAATTATGAAAACAGCGATACATCAACTAATAGAAGAACTAAAACAGGCTTCAGAAATTGGATCTAATCCGTTTATTATAACAACTATAAATCTTGTTATTGATATGGCAGAATCTAAATTAAAAACTGAAGAACAGCAAATAGTAAATTGCGTTACTTATGGTCAAAATAATCATACCGTATCTGTTTTACATGACTATGAAACAGCGTATAAATTTTACAGATCATTTGAAACCTACACACCAAACAAAGAAAATTTAAAATAAATTGGGATGAAAGAGAAATTAAAAATAGGAGATTTGTATTATTTTGATTCTAGATTTACATCTTATGGAGAGTTAATAAAAATAGATCACAAAGGACACGCATTTTTTAAGTCAAAATTTAATGATAACGAAAATTATCATGAAGAAAACGGGTTAATAGAATTTGCAACTCAGGGCGGTTTCTATCCGTACCAACCCACTAACGCCAATAGGCATAAAATTTAGAATTATGAAATACGCAATAGAATTGTTATCGAACCAAATTAATGAACTAAACAAGCCTAATCCGGAAGATTCAGAAATTGAAGAGGACTTAATAGATGTGGTCATAAACAGTAGACGTATATCTGATTTAAAACTAGCTTTGCACGTCATAAATACTTCAATAGAAATGAGTAAAGTTATTAGATTTCATTCGTAAAATACCCCGCTAAAAATTAGCTTTTTTAAATAAAAAGAAGTATATTTGTATCTGTAATGACGTGGAAAGCATTATAAGATTTTTAACATACAGGGTTTTAATTATAAATCCAATCGATGAAGCACTTTCCACAATACTGCTGATTTGATTGGATTTTTTTATACCTTATATTTATGCTTGTAACAATTAACACAGATGCTTGTTTTCACACTAAATTAAAATACGGAGGTTATGCTTTTTGGGCAGTATCTGACGATTTTAAAATTACTAAATCAGGTGTGTTCCGTAAAAAATGCCAAAATTCAGATGATGCAGAATCAAAATGCATTATTAACGCATTAACGGTTATTTTAAAAGCTCACAAAGGGATAACTAAGATAATTGTAAATACTGATTCATTAAACGCAATTGCTTACTTAACAAAAGACAAAAAACATATTTCAAGATATGGATTGTCAGGGTCTAAAATGCGCCAATTTCAACAATGCTTGACTATGTTGCCAATCGGAAAAATTAAAATAGAATACCGACATGTTAAGGCTCATTCAAACGTAGATGATTCCAGGAGTTTTGTAAACGAATGGTGTGATACCAACGCTAAAAAAATGATGTGGGCAAAGATTAATAACTCTAAAACAGTTTAATCATGGCTAAAGACTTACCATACTTTAAATTCTTTTGCTCTGAGTGGAGCGATGGAGATATAACTTTAGAAAACTTTGAAACTCAGGGATTATTTATAAATATTTGCGCTTACTATTGGAGCAATGAATGTGTTATTTCTTTAGAAAAAACTAAGAAAAAATTTAAGCTTTGCAATCAAGAATGTTTTGATGATTTAATAGATTCTGGAATAATAAAAATTATTGGAGGAAATATTGCAATTAATTTTTTAAACGAACAACAAGGAGAAAGAAGTGTTAAGTCATTGGTTAACAGCGAAAACGGCAAAAAAGGAGGCAGACCAAAAAAGCAAACTGAAAGCGAAGAAAAACCGAACGCTTTAGATTCGTTAAGCGAAACAGAAGCGAAACAAAAGGCATTAAGAGAAGAGAAGAAAAAAGAAGATAAAGTAATTAATACCAACCTAACGGTTGATTGGGAGAAATTGAAACTAAACTTTAATGAACTAACGGGTAAAAAAACAAAAGTAGTTTCCAATAAAGTAAAAGGTCAAATTAACGCCAGATTAAAAGAAGGATATACTAAGCAGGATTTATGGAACGCAATTGTTAATTGCTTTAATGATCCATACCACAAAGAAAATCCTAAATATCTAACGCTTGAATTTATAAGCAGATCGGATAAAATGGAAAAGTACTCAGCAGATATTAAAAAGCCAAAAATTAAAGAAGATAGATTATGAGTTGGAAATCTGATAAATCAATAGAGCGAGTAGTTAAACTTTATAAGCGAGTTCCAAAGCAAGTTTTTCCTGAGGACATAGAAGCTATTAAAAACATAAACGAAACGATTTTACAAAGCGAAAAAGTTTTAGTCAACGATCATTTACTTTTTGCAAAATTAGTGTGTTACGTTTTAAATTTAAACCTTCATCAGTCAGGAAGTATGAAAGGAGCAATAGCAAGTTTAAATACTGAATTAGAAAGACCGTTAGACCATCATTTAACTTTCCTAACATCAAACCTAAATCAACAGGAATTAAATAACTATCTGAAAGATTTAGGATTTAATTTTGATTCATTGGAAAGTGAACCCGAAAAAATCAAAGCCAACGAAAAAGGAATAATCGAAAAAATAAAAGGTAATTGGACAAAAGAAAAAGTTACTAAATCATTTTGCAATACGGTAAACGAATTTATAAAAAACATTAATAATTATATTTAACCTAAAAACTAAAATTATGAGAATTAAAAAAATAAAAACAGAAAGAGGCTTCCCGGGATTTGAATTTAAAGATAGATACGATGCTAAATGCTCTATTCAAAAATCAAGTCTAGCATTTGAAGATTGTATTTGGTTCGGTGTTGATGATGCAGACCCTAGAATATTAACACCTGGTTTAGGTTGGCAACCGGTTGAAATTTCTAGAGAGATAAGTTTAACTACTCGAATGCATTTAACACAAACGCAAGTAAAAAAACTTTTGCCTATTTTACAAAAATTTGTCGAAACCGGAGAAATATAAAAAACATGGCAGATTTATCAGGATTAGAAGGGTTACTTATTACTCCGGAGGCTAAAATAGATTTTTCACAGATAGCGAAAGATTCTTATATTGATCCTGCTGAAGAAATAAAACCGCAGCCGGTTGCGATAAGCGTAGGTACAAGTCTATACAAAGGAACGTCGTTTGCAATTCCTTTTGGTTCTTATGGGGATTTCTCGTGTATAGTTGGAGCTTCTAAAAGCAGAAAGACATTTTTTAAGTCGATGATTGTTGCAGGATATATCGGAGGACAATCAAATATTTTAAATCCTTCAATTAAAGGACATCAAACGAACGAAAAATTTATTATTGAATTTGATACGGAACAATCAAAATTTCACACTCAGAGAGTTGTTAGACGTGTTTGTGACATGGTTGGTGGTAATTACGATATTTACAAAACATTTTCATTACGGCAGTATTCGCCAAAAGAACGTTTTGAGTTCATCGACTGGATTATTTACGAAAGCGAATATAAGGCTCAGATTGGATTAATTTCAATAGATGGATATGTAGACCTTGTAACTGATTTTAATAGCTTAGAACAAGCGACAGGGCTTACTGAGAAGCTTTTAGAGTGGACTTCAAAAGAACAGATGCATATTACAGGAATTTTGCATAAGAATTTCGGAACATCTAAACCAGTTGGACATGTTGGATCTTCTGTTTTAAAGAAAGCCGAAACAGTGGCTTTTATTGATAACGACAAAGAAACAGGATTTACAAATGTGACTTGCGAATATAGCCGTAACATTCCGTTTGAAGATTTACTTTTCGGTGTTAATGATGATTGGTTGCCTTATGAGATTCAAGAAAATGAAATAGATAATTTGCCTAAAAATAAATCTTCGCCTGATTTTTAGAATTGAAATCGAATACGAAAAAAGAAAAAAGTTATTTACTGTGAATCTTAATTAAAACAAATAAATATTAATCAATTAAATTTAAAATTATGAGTACATTAGAAGGAATTAAAACAAAAATTGAAGCTATTAAAAAGCAAAAAGAAGAACTTACTGCACAATTAAGAAATGATTTTGCACCAATATTACAGCCGTTATTCGAAAAATCAGAAGGTAAAATAGAATCTATTGGATGGATTCAGTACACACCTTATTTTAATGATGGCGAAGAATGTGAGTTTAGCACAAACTTTGATTTAGATTATGGTTTAAGAGTGAACGGTAAACGTTTGGATGATGAAGATGATGAAGACGAAAAAGAAAGTGTTTTCGGATGTTCTTTATACGCATTAAGAAAATACGGAACTGATGATTATGCGGAATGGATTAAAAAATATCCAGAAGACACGATTAAAGAAGAATCAAAAGAATATGATTTAGCTTTGTATGCTTGCTTAAAGGAGTTTGAAGAAATTTTAGAATCAATTGATGACGAATTTTACAAAGACTTATTTGGTGATCACGTTGAAGTAACTGTGCATTCTAACGGAGTAATTGAAACTGAAGAATACGATCACGATTAATTATGTCAGCACCACATATTCACGCAATGTCCTCGGCTAAAAAGTTCGGGGGCATTTTGGAAGATTATTTAGATATTCACGCAAAAATGGATTGTTCTAAAGCTTATTTTCCTGATAACAGACACAGAGTTTTAACACATACTATGTTTTGGGTAAAAGAGGTAATGATACCTTTGTACGGAGAAATATTCACAAACTCTGATGGTAAAATAGTTAGCACAAAAGATGTTTGCGAACAGCATATTTTAGAAGACTATAGACATAAATTTATTCCAACGCCTCAGGATTTTATAGAGAACATGGAATTTAAAATTTGGATGCAAAATGGTAGAGGCGTACCGAGTTCTTGCAAATTACTTTATAAACAAAAAGATTATAAAACTTTAATCGAAAATTAATTATGAGTAAAAGTAAAGAAAGCGCATTGAAACGCATTAATCGAGTAATTGCTTTTTATTCGAGCAGAGGACAAAACAGAGAACGTGTGAATAACGTTTATCGCAACGTAATAACTCAGCGTTTATGAATCACACGATAAACATTAAGCCGTTATCAGTTAATGAAGCTTTTAACGGCATGAGAACACGTAGCAAAAAATACGATGTGTTTATAAAATCAATGATGTTTCTATTGCCGAAACAAATCGAATATCCTGATCCGTTAAATATTAAATTAGCTATTGAATTCGGATTTAGTTCTAAAGGTTCTGATATTGATAATTGTTGCAAATCATTTATTGATTGCCTGGTAAAAAAATATAAAATTGATGACCGGCATGTTTACGAACTGCACGTGTTTAAATCAATAGTTAAAAAAGGATCTGAGTATATTAAATTCAAAATATATTAACCCCTACCCAAAAATTGAGCCTTATTTGAAAACTAAAAATAAATAGAGAAATTATGAGAATAGAGAAAGAAAAAACAAAAGAACTTAGCACAATACTAACTGGTAAATTAAAAACTGACTTTGAGGTTTGGTATTGTAAAAATGTACACTATACGCCGTTACAAGATTTGAATTCAACTTTATGGATGCAATCAAAAAATATTTTACACACACATATTGTTGATTTCTTAGACTCAAAACTAGAACATATAGACACAATGACTACATATATCGCTTCTGTATGCATCGTTAATGGTCGAGAATTAGGAGTATATAGAACCAGATTTAAAGCAATTGAGCAGGGAATAATTTATATAAACAGTATTATCGAATAAACACTATTACACGACTAACCACCCCAATTTTAAATAACATTAAAAAATTGAAATATGAAAGAATGTAATGTAACACGTGTAATAGGTAATCCTATTTGTGAAAATGGAATGTGGGGTATTAAATGCGAATATAACTGCAACGGAATAATCGATACTACGACTATATTTTTAGATAGTAAAGCCGAAGTATTAAAAATAAAAGTTGGTTATAAGTGGGAAAGACCCTAAAACAGCTATTAACTATTAACGGAATTGGAAGATGACACCAAAAGAAAAAGCAAAAGAATTATTTGATAAGTATTATTCAAATATACCTGAAGAAGGTTTAAAAGGAGTTTATAGTGTATTCTGTAATCATGCTAAAAAATTCGCATTAATTTTAGTTGATGAAATATTAGATTTAGGATGTGTAGCAAACGAACCTTCATCATTTAGGGTTTATGATTTTTATTCTAAAGTTAAAATAGAATTAATAAAAAAAGACTTTAATACAATTTCATACGACTTACCAAAAACCATTAAACCATGAGTAAACAAGAACATAAATTTCCATATAATTGGACATTAAAAGATGCAGTATTTACAAAAGATAAAGGAAAAGTATTTAGTTGCTTTGCGTGTGGCGGTGGCTCAACTATGGGGTACAAACTTGCAGGTTTCGATGTTTTAGGATGCAATGAAATAGACCCTAAAATGATTGAAGCGTATAAAACTAATCATAATCCAAAGTATGCGTATTTAGAACCAATACAGACTTTTAAATTACGTAAAGATTTACCACAAGAATTATACGAATTGGATATTTTGGATGGCAGTCCTCCATGTAGCAGTTTTTCAATGGCAGGAAATCGTGAAAAAGATTGGGGAAAAGATAAAGTATTCCGTGAGGGTCAAGCAATGCAGGTTTTAGACACTTTGTTTTTTGATTTCATTGATTTAGCAAAAGAATTACAACCTAAGATAGTTGTTGCTGAAAATGTAGAGGGATTGCTTTTAGGTAATGCCAGGAGTTATGTAATTGAAATTTACAAAGAATTTGAAAAAGCAGGTTTTTATATTCAGCATTTTTTATTAGATGCTTCAAAAATGGGCGTGCCCCAAAGAAGAAAAAGAGTTTTCTTTATTGCATTAAGAAAAGATTTAGCAAGTAAATTTATGATCCAAAAAGATATGTTTACTATGATTCCTAATATTGAAATGATATTTAAAGAAAAAGAAATACCCGTTAAAGTATTTGCTGAATTTCAGGATAAAAAAGAAAAACAAAACTATTCAGAAAAAAGATTTGGAGATGTTATTTTAGATTTAAACAGAGCCGCGAACACAATAACAAGTGGGGTTAGATTTTGGTTAAATGAAAAACAAATATTAAAACCTATTTGTTATAATTTAATAGGTTCATATCCTACAGATTATGAATTCGTAACAGATAACGTTTACATGATAGGCATGTCAGTTCCTCCCGTTATGACTGCTCATGTTGCATCAAATATTTACAATCAATGGTTGAGTAAGTTATGAGAGAGTATTTACTATGGTGGCGTGACAAACCCCAATCCGAGAAAAAACAAATAATGCAGGACAACAACATAAAAGCCATTATTTACGAATACATTAAGCGACTTTATTTGGAAGGCAGGAAATAAAATTGAAAATAATTACTATAAAATGTAAATCGTATTAAAATAAACATTACTTTTACATAGTATTAAAAATAAAACACATGAAATTAACCATTCAACAACAAATACTAAAAGACTTATTTAAAAAGTCTGGTCTAAAAACTCAAAAGGAATTTGCCCAACATCATAACCTTTACCCCGAGAAACTATCGGAATGGATGACGGGCAAGGTAGTTCCTAAAAGTGCGACTGTAGAACTTATAGCAATGGATGAAGGATATGAAATCGAACTACATTATTTATTAAAACCAATAAACCAATAGAAAATATGAAACTACCAATTAGATTAGAAAATGCAATTACAAAGCTTTATCCGGCTTTTCATAATGGATTGTTAGACGCGTTAGATTGTGGAATGTGTGCTGTAGGTAATATGTGCAACGGTGGTGTTAATTGGGATAGTAACCCGTTATTTGCAAGGAATAAAATATTCGGTGCGTATTGCAAAGAAATCATTACAGACGAAGAAATAGCAGAAGGAATAAAAGAAATTCAATCAACAGGATATTCTGCTGAAGAATTGGCCAATGTTGAATTGATATTTCTTAATGCTTGTGAAAGAAGAAAAGGAACTAAAGAACAACAATTCAAAGGCTTATGTGCAGTAGTAGAATATCTTTGCGAATTGGATAATATTCCAAATGTAATGGATTATACAAAGCTTTTCGAAACCGAAAACAATCAACCAAAATATCAATTAACCAACCAAATAAATTAAGAAATCATGTTATACACATCAAACAGAAAAGACGTAAAAAGATTAAGCACAGGCAAATCATTATTATATATAGCAGGAGCAATTGCTCTTGGATTAGTAGTGTGTGAATTGCTAGGAATTTGCTGGAAATGTTAAATAACCACATAAAAATATAATTATGAAACTAATATCAATGACCGATTTTGTAGGTCAAAATTTAAAAACAGGGTGTTTAATTACGCAATTACAAGTTCTTCATAAATACAAAGATTTCCTAAAGCAAATACTGGAATTATGGATGTTTGTTCCTTGCAAGCTTGTTGATGGTGTTTGGGTTGTTTTGGAGTACAATCCTATGTTTAATGATTATGAAATGGTGAAAGAAATAGCTTTAAAAACAACAACAGAAAAAGGTTCCGAAACTCATAATCTTTATATTACATTAAAAGAATACCAAGAAGCAAAAGACAGGGTTTTGTTTGAAGGTTTCAAATGGATAAACGGACAACATATTTCAAACGACGATATTGATATTTACTTTGATTCAGATGGCGTAAAAGCATACAACGGGTTTAAAAGAACTGATTTATGTTCAATTGAAAAACTTGTTGAATTTAAAATAGAACTAACGCCAACAGCACAAAAACAAATATTTTAAATGATAGGAATATACAAAATAACTAGTCCTACAGGAAGAATATATATTGGTCAAAGCATAGATATTAATAAAAGGCTAAATAAATATAGATCTACAGGATGTCTAACGCAACCGAAACTACAAAGGTCTTTCGATAAATACGGAATTAAAAACCATATTTTTGAAGTGGTTGAAGAGTGTGTTTTAGATTTATTAAACATAAGAGAAAGATATTATCAAGACTTATATTCTGTTTTAACTTTAGGATTGAATTGTTTATTGACTAATTCAGGAAAAGTTAAAGGGGTCGTAAGCGAGCAAACAAAGAATAAAATAAGAAAAGCTAATATTGGGAAAAAAGCAAGTAATAATACAAGGCTTAAGATGAGTATCTCAAAAAAGGGAAAAGGATTTACGCGCCAACATAAAATAAACCTATCAATTTCTCAAAAAGGAATCAAAAAGAAATTAGGGCATAAAGTTGGAAAAGGAAATTTAGGCAAGCCAGCAAAAAATAGAATATTGGTTTTAGAAACTTCATATGGTATTTTTTATGAATCTGTGACAGAAGCTTCCTTGTTAACGGGTATATCCAAGCCAAAATTAATTTCATATCTAAAAAACAGGATCCAAAATAAAACTAATTTAATATATTGTTAACCATGAACGAAAAATTCTCAGAATGCCAAACGCCTTTTACTAAGTGTTGGTGTGAAGCGGTTCCAGGTAGAGCAAACAACCCGAAATGCCAGTCAATAATACCGAGTGTGTCTATACAAAGCGATGTTTTAACGTTTGTTATTGTATCTGCGATAGTAGCGTATGTGTTTATAATATTTAAAAAAAGGAAAGTATGAAAATAGAAGATGATTTACTAAGCAAAACAAGGTCTGTAATTTTATGCTTGAAAGCACATCCAAATTACGAACCTGATTCGGAGTTTTGGGATAGAGTAGAAGATTTAGAACAAATTGAACAGTATTTTAAAAATATGTTTATAGATGAAGATGATATTGTTTTTAATTACTAAACCAAGATAGAAAAACTAAAAAAAGGAATTATGAAACTAAATATATCATTTACAGATGAAACGGAATCATTTGTTTTAGGATGCGAGTACGGAAGGATTTTAGAACGATTTGAAAAAGGAATTGAAATAGTTGAAAATAATGGCTTTCCTATTCATATCAAAAATAAACAAACAATAATTAAATCATGTAATCACTTTGGATATATTCCTGTTTTTGGTGAAGAACATTATAATACTTACATTGAGTTTAGAGCTATAAAAAACAACAATTTAAATTAATCACGCAATAACTAACCCTTAAATAAAAATGAAATGGAAGAACAGCATAAAGGATTTTTAAAATACAAAATTGTTAGAATAATTATAGGGATACCTAATTTACCAGTCATTCTATTAATAGCTATTTACGGAATGATTATGATGATTAAAAACACAGGTTTAATAGAAATGCAATTAAAAAAAGATAGAGATGGTTTTTTATTAACCGATGAAATAAAAAATTACCTGACCCAAATATATCCGTTACATTTAAGAATATTCATAGCAGTTTGCGTATACAGATATATTATATTAAGAACAATATAACCATGTCAACCTCAACAAAATCACTAATAACATCGGCATCAATAGCAATATTAATTTTAATATATTTTGGATTATGAAAGAACAAATTTTACAGGAACTCAAAGAATTAAATATTACTGAAAATTCTTTGAGTGATACTGAATTAGACCACAGAAGGGCGGACGCATTATTATGCATGTTGTTAATTCATTTAGGGCATAAAGATGTTGTAGAAGAATTTGAAAAGCTAAACAAATGGTATGCATAAAACATTATTCACGAACCATCCAATTAACTTTGTGATGGTTTTTTGCTTTTTTGGTTGGAATTGTGTAATTTTGGGTAAAATAAAAAACCATGTCAGCACCATTAGGAAATCAAAACGCAGTAGGAAATAACGGGGGCTGTCCTCCTTATTATGATGCTAATAACCCTGAAGATATTGATAAAGTAAAATCACTTTGCTTAGAATATTTTGACTACATACAAGGCGAATACAAAGAAGATGAATTTGAAGTTGAGCCTGAAAAATACGAAGTAAGAAAAGAAACTATCAGAAATGCAGAGCCGCCAACTGTAACAGGATTAACTTTATACCTTGGTTTTGAATCTAAAACAACTCTTTATGAGTATGCTAAGAAAATTGAGTTTGCGAACCCAATAAAAAGAGCATTGCTTAAGATTGAGCAATATCACGAAATAGCAACCTCAATGGGGGATAAATGCACGGGTAACATATTCATCCTTAAGAACTTTGGATGGAAAGACACAAGTGCAATTGAACATTCAGGAGAAGTTAAAGGAGGTTCGGTTTTGCCGATGAATCCAGAACAAGCTAAAAAATTCTTAGAAGCTTTTGATAATAAATTATAATGACAGAACAAGATATTATAAGGGCTAAGTTAATATCTGATACATTGATAATGACTAAATACTTTTTTAAAGTCAGGTTCAAACGTAAATTCGTAGAAAATGCACACCACAGGATTATATGTAACGCTTTAAACGATGTTTTAGAGGGTAAAATAAAAAAGCTTGCTATCGCTATTGCTCCACGTTATGGAAAGACAGAATTGGCCGTTAAAACATTTATAGCTTCAGGACTTGCAATAAATCCATCGTCTAAATTTATCCACCTTTCTTATTCTCAATCATTGGCCTTAGACAACTCCGAAGAATGCCGTGATTTTATCCAGGAGCAAGAATATAAAGATTTATTTCCATACGTAAAAATGGACAAAAGCAGTACAGCAAAAAATAAATGGTATACATCTGAAGGCGGTGGAGTTTACGCAACTGCAACTGGTGGACAGATAACCGGATTTGGAGCAGGAGAAGTTGATGAAGAGTATGACGACGAAGCGGAAGAAATAGATAGTTTTTTATCTGGGGATCATTCTCATATATTGCCAATGGATATGGAGCGTTACAGATTCGCAGGCGCAATTATAATTGATGATGCTTTAAAACCGGATGATGCGGAAAGCGAAACAAAAAGAGAGAAAGTAAACCAAAGGTTTGAAACAACTATTCGAAGCCGTACGAACAGCCGTAACACGCCCATTATTGTAATCGGTCAAAGACTACATGAAAGCGATTTAATTGGCTATTTAATGACAAATGAACCTGATGAATGGACTTTAATAGAATTGCCTTGTATTCAAACAAATGAACATGGGGAAGAAACCGCGCTTTGGGAATTTAAACAGACATTAGACGAATTAAAAAAGATTCGTGAAGCTGACGAAAATGTATTTGAGACACAGTATCAGCAAAATCCAAAATCTCCTAAAGGTAAATTATTGCCGTTAGAATCGTTGCGATTTGAAAACTTAGACAATATTCCAGAAGAAGATATTGTGTTTAAATTTGCGTGTGGGGATCCGGCAGATAAAGGAGGCGATCACTACTCTTTCCCTATGATGCATGTTTGCATTACTGATGGTCAATTAGGATGCTTTGTAAAAGATGTAATTCATTCTAAGGAAGGTATTGAGGTGATTACTGAACGATACATTATGAAATCTCGCTTACTTCATATTGAACAATCGTTTTTGGAGGCTAATGGGGTTGGTTTAGCAGCGTATTTGCTCTTAAAGAAAGATGTGTCAAACCATTCAGAAGTAAAGCCATTTACATCTACAATTCCAAAAGAAGTTCGGATTTTATCTAATTACGAGTTTGTAAAGAAGTATTTTGTATTTGACGAAAACTATAAATCAAACCCAGAATATAAATTATTCATTGATCATGTAATCAAGTATGAGCGTGAAGGAGAAAACAAAAATAAAAAGGATGCAATTGATGGTTTATGTTCGGCAGCATCTATATTAAAAATAAAGTACAAACAATTCTTATATGCATAAAAATAAAAGTATGCACGATATATAAAATAAAATTAGTAAGTTTGTATCAGTAATGTTGTGATAACATAGCGAATATGACAAAATCAGGGTTAATAAATAACAAAAGGATTGTTCGATTAGTTTCGGATAGTCCTTTTTTACTTTAGAATTAAATGGCTTGGAATCCTTTCAACAGAAATAAATCGACCAAAACTAAAGTAACCGGTTTTGCAGAACAGGACAATGACGGTCAATGGTTTCAGTATTTTAAGCAATATGTAAACTCACTAAATAACGAAGATTTAGTAAAGTTTTGCAATGAAAACGCTTATGAATTAGCGTGTAATGTAGCTGAAATATTTATACCTATTGACGCTATTGCAGATCGTGTTGCTAGTGTTCCTTATGTTCTTAGATATAAAAAAACTCAAGAGCCTTACGAAGCAAAAGGAAACTTACTTCGTTTGATTGAACAGCCAAATCCTTTCGACAGATTAAGCGATTTGGTTTATAAAAGTGTGTTTTCTGAGCTGAGCGACGGCAATAGTTATATTTATACAAAAACACCTGAATCATTGGTTAATCCAACGATTGACAATATTTCAAATATTTGGGTATTAAAACCAAATTTAACTAAACCATGTTTTTATAAATCGGTTCCAAATCCTTTTTTGATTAAGTCAAAAGATGAATTGATTGAATACTATAAAACGTTCTTCATGTATAAGCATGATATTAAGCCACGATACGTACTTCACCGTACATCTTTAGGGATTAATGGAGATGGGAGAAGTTTAAGCCCTTTAAAGGCTGTTGAAATGAATATTAATAATATTTTGGCAGTTTACCAGGCAAGATATAATGTGTACGCTAAGAATGGCAATGGTGGTATTTTAAGTAAGGCACCAAGTTCATCAAATTCAAGTATTCAAGAAGCAGTTGATCCGGTTACTCGTGATCAGATATTAACTGATTTGCAAAAAAGAAACGGAATTACAGGAGACAAAAACTTCATTGGTATTTCAGCTATTCCGTTGCAGTTTATTAAAACACTTGGAACTATTCAAGAGTTACAACCGTTTGAAGAAACGGAAGAAAACGCAATTAAGATTGCAGGAATTTATGGAGTAGATCCAGAGATAATTCCAAGAAAAGGAAGTTCTACATTCACAAATAAGAATGATGCCGAAAAAGGATTGTGGCAGAACGTAGTTAAGTCGATGTGCGAAGATAAAGCAAAGGATTTGAATAAGGTTTTTTACTTACCTGAAGAAATAGAGTTTTATCCAGATTTTTCACAAGTTGAAGCGTTGCAGGAAGATAAAAAAACAGGACTTGAAAGTGATGGGATTTTGTTGGATAACCTTCAAAAAATGACAGAGGCAGGGCAAGATGTAAAACAAGCTTATAGTAATTTAACCGATAAATACAATGGGAACTAAATTAACTAACAAAGAAATTCAAGACAGATTAAAAAAGGAAGCAGAAGAAAAGCTTGCTAAAAAATCTAAACAATTACAAGACCAAAAAGAGATTAAAAAATGATAAAATCAATTTACTTTCCTGATAAAACATATTCTACAAAAGAGGAGTTGTTTAAAGACCTTCGTGAAAACGCAGAAGATATTATGTCTCTTAAAAAAGCACAAATTCAAAAGTCTTGTGAAAAAGGTTTGTCTGTGACTTGTAAGTCTTTAGACTTATTAAAGTTTACAGATCAGTTGAAAGGGATTAAAATTGATGATAATTATTACTATATAGCAGTTAACACAACCCGTATTTTAGATTCACACGATGATTTGCATATTGATGGTATTTGGAATAAATCAATTAAAGAACAACAATATAAAAATTACTTAATTGCTGATCACGATTTAGAACTAAGCAAAGTGATCGTAAAGAAAGAATATGTTGAAATGTTTGTTGCTAAAATACCTTTTGCGTTATTAGGAAAGGATTATGAAGGAGAAACGCAGGCGTTAATTTACAAAGTTCCAAAAGATAAAATAATAAATCAAGTAGCTAAAGAATGGCTTGAAAGCGGAGATGATATTGAGGCTAGTGTAAGGATGCAATATGTTTCTTTATTTTTTGCGTTAGACAGTTTAAATCCAGAAGATGCAGCGTCTAAAAAGAATTATGACGATTATATTGACACTATAGCAAACAAAAAAGACTTTGAATATATCCCTTATTTCTTCGGAATAAAAGAAGCAAAAAACGTAAAAGAATCTAGTTTAGTCGTATTTGGAAGTAATTCAAGTACAGGAGTTATACAAAACAATAAACAAGCCGAGAAATCACTTGAAGATAATAAGGAAGAGCCGACTATTGAAGTCACTCCGGTAGTAGAAAAGAAAAATAAATTAACATTCATTTAATTAAACACACATGAAAGGTAAAAACTTATCATTATTGGAGGCTTTAAAAAATTCTGGAGCTTCAATTGAACCGGATCAAGAAAAGTTTTTAAATGCTTTAGATGAAGCTTTAAAAGCTCGTCAGGCAGACACTGACGAAAGTTATTCTGATTCTCTTAAAGCAGCACTTGCTGAAACTTTAGGAGCTATAGAGAAAGACGACAAAGGAAATGTTGTTCCATTGGCTACGCAAATGAAAAATATTGCAGAAGCTATTGAGAAAATGGAAAAACACAATACTGAGTTGATTGGAGAAAAAGAAAAATTCCAATTAAAAAAGTATGTAAGAGAAAATCACAAAGCAATTGTTGATGCTGTTAAAAACGGCAAAGATTTGCCAGGGTTCGAATTCCACGCAATCAAAGCTGCTGCAATGTTTACTACAACATCTGCAATGACAAATGGCACAGGCGTTGGATTGCCATTAGTTGAAAACTATTTAGTTGAAAACGATATTGCGTTAATCAGACACCCAGAAAACTTCATCTTAGATGTAATTCCAAACAATCAAGTTGCTAAAGTGCCAAGCGAAGTTGTAAGAACTGAGCAAGCTACTGAAGAGGGAGCTGTTGCAGTTGTTGCTGAGGGAGGAACTAAACCATTAACTTCTGATACTTTTATCCGTAACCGTACATTACGTAAAAAATATGCGGGACGTATTGAATGGACAGAAGAGTTTGAAATGGATAACGAAATGTTATTCGCAGAGGTTGTTCGTTTATTCGAAGATAAAGTAATCAGAGCTTGGCAAGATGGTATTATTACCACTATCCAAACTAATGCGGTCGCTTATACTTCATCTGTTTTAGACGGTACTTTTGTTAAGCCAGATAATGGATTAGCAGTAATCGCAGGACAATCTGTAATTCAAGGTATGTATTTCACTCCAAATGTTGTTATTATGAACCCAAGCGATATTTTCGCTGCTATGTTCACGCAAGACACAGAGGGAAGAACAGAATTAAAACCTTACATCGTTAATACTAACGGTTCTTATACAATTAACGGAATGCGAGTTTTTGCATCTTATAAAATTGCACAAGGAACCGCTTTGATTGGGGATTCTTCTGTTTACAGAGAATGGCACGGAGCTTTTATTTTCAGAGTTGGTACTTATGGTACTCAATTTATTGAGAATGAAAAAACAGCAATTGGAGAGGTATTCTCTTTATTGAGAATTGCAAACAACGAAAAACCTGCGTGGATGGTTTTAGATTTAGAAGCAGTAAAAGCAGATTTAGAAATTGTAACACCTTAAAAATAAATAATTATGCCACAGTTTGATATTAAACAAGATGAATCGAAAGAGATTGCAAAAGCAACTTTTGAGAAAAAAGACGATTACAAAGTAGTAACACTAAAAAGTGATCCACAAAAAAAAGAAAGACTTTTGCATATTATTCAAGCAGACCGTTTGATTAAAAACGGAAAAGCAGAGTTAGTTAAAGGTAAAAAACTTGAGACTAGAGAAGTTGAAACTGTTGTTACTGAAATTAAAAAAGAATAGTAAATGATAATTACTACAGCATATTTTCTTAATAAAAATGTATTCATTCCCAATGCGGTGGTTCAGCCATCGATTGGGAGTAATACACCTAATTCATTAAATCAGCTACAAGCCGAAATTGATGAACGAGAAGATGAGCTGTTATTGTCATTTCTTGGACAGGCTCAGAAAACAGAATTATACGCTCAGTTTGAAACGAATGGATCTTGGAAAGTTGACGCTTTGCAAAAATGGAAAGACTTAGTTGATGGTGTTGATTTTAACAATAAGCATTGGAATGGACTTCGATATACTGTAGGAATTAAAAAAATTAGCCTTATAGCTTATTACGTTTATTTCTGGTATTTAAAAGAAGATTTTTCCACATATTCGACTACGGGGATCCAAGTTTCGGAAGCTAAAAACTCTATATCGCAGTTGCCAAATGAAAAACAGACTTCGGCATGGAATAAGTTTGTAAATATGTACGATGGCGGGAATATTCAACAACGAGGTTATGCTTTTTCAAGAAATTGGAACGGAACTATGTTAAGATGGAACAACGGAGAAAATAATCAAGTAAGTCTTTATGATTTTATGAGTGCTAAATCTGATGTTTACGATTTAAGTTTCTTTAATCATTACAACTTAATCAATTCAATGAATTTATAATGGTAGTAGTAGAGGAAAGAAACAACTTAGTTTTTAATCAGTTGCCTGCATTAGAGGCAAATTTACCGACTGATCCAAATTACAATCCGGATTTACCTGAAAGCGTTGGATTTAAACCTGTTTATAAATGGGGGGATGAAAAACATTTAATTAAACTTATAAAAGAGTTTGACAAAGAAAGTAAATCAATTTATCCGTTAATTTATCAAACATCGAACAAATCTGATCAGGATACTATAAATAAATCTTGTGATACGACGCTAATTTTTATAATTGCATGCCGCAATTTACAAACCGATTTACTTAATGAAAACAGATGGGCAATGTCGTATAAAAAAATACTTTACCCAGTTGTTGAAAATATAGTAAAATGCTTTCAGAGTTCAGGTATTTACATTTGGAATGAACTATATAGTATTGAAGAGTTCCCTAATTACGGAGAAAACGAACAGAACAAAACAACTGATGTTTGGGATGCTTTACTATTTACAACCACAATTACTATTCAAGGAGATAGATGTATTAACACAATAAGATTTTAACAATGGCAAATGATAAAAACATAGTCGAAGATAAAACAGCCGAGCAAGTGGAAACACAAACTTTTAAAGTTATTGCTGAAAACGGGTTTACTTACGACAAGAAGTACAAAAAAGGGCAAAGTATTGAATTGTCCGACAAAAAGACAATCAAAAATTTATTAACTAATAAATTGATAAAATAATGGCATTACCTACAGGATTTAATTTAGTAAATTGTGGCGCAGGCGGTGTTTATGGAACAGGATTGGCAGGTTGCCGAACTGACCGTAAAAGAATCGTAGCACTTGCAATGCTACAGAAAGGAACTTTGATTCCTGCTGTATGGGATAAAGACGCATTTCTTGACTTGGTATTGTCTGGAAAACTTATTTATCTAAAAGGAGTAACAACTTTCACGGATAACACGCCGGAGGACAATATTGATACGGCTGAGGGTAGCGGTTACAAATCAGTAATTGCAAAAATGCCTTATGAGTATGCTGTTACGTTCAATAACGGTTATAACTTCCAAAAAGCCGTAACATCGTTATCGGGGTACGGAAACTACGATTTAATGTTAGTTGACGTTGACAATCAATGGTGGATGACTGAAACGCTTTCAGGTGACGCAAAAGGTTACGCATTAACAATGCATGAAGGAGGTAATTACAAAGGACAAGGACAGGAAAAAGCGTCTGAAACATTGTTTTTACAACTTGCAAAACGCGAAGAAGTTGATAGCAGAATGGGTTTTGTTAAACCAAGTGATTTCGACTACGATGATGTAGATGGAGTAAATGAGGTTACAATTACTATTGATCCTGTTACAGCCGGCACAACAGTAACTTTTTCAGCTTATTTAGGCGATAATTCACACGCTGTATTAGGTTTAACGGCTGCTGATTTGCTTTATACTAAAAATGGGGTTGCTGCGGTTCCTTCAGGAATCGTTTACAGCGGAAATAAAGCGACATTGACGGTTGCAACTACAGTTGCGGGTGACATCATTACATTAGGATTTAAAAATGCTACTTACGCATCAAGCGGAATTTACCAGGACGCTAACGGTATTAGTTATCGTGCATCAACTGAGACCGCAGTTGTATCGTAATTGATTGATTAGAATAAATGTATTAAAACCCGTTGCGCTACGTAACGGGTTTTTTTGTACTTTTGACTTATGACAACGATTAGGGATTATTTAAACAAAGCTAAATTTGTCCGAGACAATATTGTTAAGGAAACTGAACGTATTGTTTACGATAATGAAGATAAAATAACTAATCTAAATAAGAATCAGTTTACTGACGGTTACGGAAGTGATGATAAGGATTTATTTAATTTACGCCCTGAGTATGACGGAATTTATTCTCCTGGTTCTAAAAAGCAAGGGTTGTATAATTTTTATGAAACAGGATTATTTATAAGAGGCTTGTTTGTTGAATTTAACGCAAGTAAATTAACCATTACAATCGATAGCTCAGGTAAAGGGACAGGCGAAAAATCATTATTTATTACAAGCTATACGAACCTGTTTGGATTAGACACAATTAATTCAAGAATACTAAATAATCAAATAATTGCACCGGAACTGAAATTATTTATATCAAAATACTTATGAAAAAAACAACTAATGTAATTCAGTATTACTATAATTTAGAAATATTACCACTTTATAATTGGGATAGGTATTTGGCTACTCACGATAATAACTGGCTTATTATGGGTTATGATGGTAGGCAGTCAAAAATAGAAAATGAATATTTATCGAAGCTTGAAGGTGAATTACAGGATGAATATATTTTACTTATTGATGACCATAATTTTAGAGGCAAAATATCTAAATGGGCGCGTATAAATAATATTCGTACTAAATACATTACATGTACTGAGATAATAAATAGAATGAAGATTGGTTTTGCTAACCATCAAATGCCACATAGATTTGCATTTATTAAAATTCTTGAAGGATTCGGATATAAAATGCCAGAAGTAAATACTGTCGGAGGTGATGCTGAAAATTTAATAAGAATAGAAAATGCTCTGCAACAATTATTAACACAAATAGGGGTTTTGGAACTAGAGTTAAAAGATGAAGCGATAAAAGAAAAAAGAAGTCTTGAAAAACAATTGTTCATGATGCAGATCGGTTTGGATTTTAAATACAAGCTAAATGCAAAGGAAATAACAGTTAAGGAATGGATAGAATTAGGCGAAATGCTTAGCGAAAAATCTAAAAGAAACTAAGAAATGTCAAACGAAATAAATACTATTGTTACTGAAAAAGCATTAGCAGAATTAGAAAGATTAATTAAAAATCTTGATGTTGCTGACCGTTTGTTAATTAAAGCTGCTAATGACGCTTTATTGCTTAGTCAAAATGTTTCAAAAGTAACTACTCCAAGTGGATTGTCAGGAAATTCTGTGAATAACAATAATGCATCGGCAAATGTAAAGCAAGAAGCAGAATGGACAAAAAAACTGGCTAATGAAATAAACAATCTCGATAATGCAAGAAAGAAACTTAATAAAACTAGAAATGATGGTGTAAAAGCAACCATTCAAGAGCGAACTGATGCGCAACTATTTTTGCAAAACGAAAGATTGAAAGCTAAAGCGATATCTGACGAAGCCGACGCCTATCAAAAACTATCCTATCAACTAGCTATAGCACAGAAACAAGCGCAAAACATTGGAGCGATATGGGGAGCAGATTCCGTGCAGTTTAAAAAGGCTTCTGACGGAGTTAGAAAACTTGATGATGAAATTAAAAAGATTGATTCAGGGATAGGAAAGCATACAAGGAATGTAGGTAATTATGCAGGCGGATGGAATGGTTTAGGAAATTCAATAAACCAGATTACCCGTGAAGCTCCTGCTGCTGCTGTTTCAATGAATACTTTTTTCTTAGCAATATCAAACAATTTACCCGCTTTTTTTGATGCTATTTCAGCTATTAATGCAGAAAATAAAAGATTAGCTGCTGATGGTCAAAAAACAACATCTATATGGAAACAGTTAGCGGGTTCGGTATTTAGTTTTCAAACATTGTTGTCTGTTGGAGTTACCTTACTTACTTTGTACGGTGGAAAACTAATAGAAATGGCTTTTGGTCTTGGGAATGTGGAGGCTCAGTTAAAAAAAGTAGAAGCGCAACAAAACAGATACAATAAACAGCTAGAAGACGCTAATAGGAATATAGAGCATAATCTTACTTTAGAAAAAAATAGAAGAATATTAGCAGGACAAACCGAAAGGGATTTAATCGGGCTAGACAAAGAAGCGGCATTACAAAAGCTTAAAAACTTTGAAACAACCAGAGATGCTAATAAGAAATTATTGGACAATGAGATTAAAAGAATTTCAGATAAAAAAGGATTAGGTATAATTGAATTTCAAGAAGAAATAAATATACGTGAAAAATTAGCATCGGAGAAATTAAGACTAGAAACTAAATTAGGTAAAGACTTAGTAAAAAACACTTATCTAGCAAGGACAGAACAGGAAAAGGCAGATGTAGAGTTATTAGCGAAAACTAACAACAAATTGCTTGTATTAGAAACTTTAAATCAGGACGAAATTTATGTAAAAAGACGTGATGGATATATCAAAGCTAATAACGAGGCCGTTTTATACGGTCAACAAGTGTCTGCTTTAATTTCTGATTTAGCAATTACACAACAGGAAGCAGAAGACGAAAGATTAGCTAATATCGCTGAAATGAATAAATCAGAAATTGAATTGGCAATTGCTAAAAATTCGGTAATATTAGATAATGACGATAATTATTTTAGAGATAGGATAGAGTCTTTAAACACTGATTACGCACTTAGACAAAGGCTAGCAGAACTAGAACGTGACGAACAGTTAAGGTTAGCAAAAAACAGTTTCGAAAAACAAACTACAGCAAATAACAATTTTAAAAAACAAAATGTAGAGTTAGAAAAGGCTTATTTAAAACAAATGGACGATTTGTTAAAATTACAGCTTCGTCCTGTGACAGAATTACTGAATACTGATTTTAGAAAAGATTTATTAAAGCCTGTAATTGATTCAGCAAAGGCAGCCGGTAAAGAATTAGACGAAGTAGGTAAAAAAGCAGCTAGAGCTGAAGCAGCATTATTGAAATTACAAGCTACAACAAAATCTTGGTTAAAATCATTTACCACTGATGTATTTAGTAGCTCCGGATTAGGTAGTTTAGAAACTTTTTTTGATGATACATTTAAAAACTTATTAAAAGGAGCAGAAGGATCAAAGGAAAGATTTGCTGTGTATTTTAATGCAATTGCCGAATCAGCACAAGAAGCATTTAATTTTATATCTCAAATAAGCACACAAAATTTTGATAGCGAAAAAACACGTTTAGAAGATCAATATAACGTAGCCTTAAGATATGCAGGAGACAATAAAGAAGCACAGGAGAAATTATCACAAGAGCTAGAAAAAAGCAAAAAAGATATTGCTAATCGTGAAGCAAAAGCAAAACAAAAACAAGCTATATTCAATATTGCAATTGATACCGCTCAAGGGGTTGTTTCTGCCTTAGCTTCTACACCGCCAAACATTGTATTATCGGCTATTATTGCTGGAATTGGACTTGCTCAAATTGCTGTTGTTTCAAGTCAACAAGTACCTCAATATTGGATGGGTGGAGAACATGACGGAGGAAAAATGATGATTAATGACGGTGCAGGTTCTAATTGGAAAGAAACATTTGTAACTCCTGACGGTAAAGCACACCAAGCAACAAGCAAAAACGCTATTGTTGACGCTCCAAAAGGAACTAAAATTTATACTCACGATCAATGGATCGATTATCAAAGAGAAGTTTCGTTAAACAATATGCTGAGTTCAAACAATATTGATAGATACGTGCCTGTTAGTCAGCAAAAGGGAATGACAAAAGATGATTTTTATGAGGTAATGGGTAATACTTTAGGTAGACAAACAATTGAAAGAAGCAATTTAGATGCTAACGGATTTTCTAAATACACTATCAAAAAAGGTAATTCAATCACGAGACGTATCAACCGTGCAAACGGAAAAGCATAAGACATGGCAAAAGAAAAGTTTTTTTTTATATTCGGTGAGAATCCAAATCAGCGCGTTTTTATTGATGAACCCGTAGGATATACAGGAGCTCCATTTATTCTGCAACGTCAGGATGATGGAATGGGTTTAGACGTTAGTTTAAATGGTGATGAAAATAGTTTTACGCTTACCGACCAACGCGATCACCAATTACCGGAAATGGTTTATTATCGTGATAGATATGGGTTTGAAGCAAATGTTTTGTTTGGGATTATATTTGAAGATGGCACTGAGCTAATAAACCAGGTAGATTTCCAAACATCTAAAACGGATGATTACAGTTACTTTGAATTTTCATGTATTACGGTAAGTAGCGAACAGGTGTTTAAAAGACAAATGAAAACTAAAGTTGACATGTTTTCATCTTTGGGCATTAATGGCGAGTTTATAGAGCCATTGGCGCCTATAAATATGTTGTTACAGGCGAAGCCTAGTATACAGACAAGTAAATGGGAGCAAATTACACCCACTATATCTTATGGGGTTTTGGGGCCAGGGACTTTTTTTAATATCACACAAGGACTAATACAATTTGATATAAAAAATAGTTTTGTACCATTTTTAAACAGTAGCCAAACAAGGTCAGATATGCAAATAATTGAGGCTGACACGAATCTTAAAAACGTTGTTATTCACCTCGATAATATTGATATTGATTTTGGAGCAGTTGGTTTAAATTCAACTACAATAGCCTTAAGATATTTTAAAGAAACACCTTCTGGCAACACGTCATATTTAATACACCAACAAGAGACCATAAACTTAGTTTCTAATTTATCGGGGGCTTTTACAGCAGAAGTAGGAGATATGCAGAGAGGTGATAAATTATATTTATATTTATTTGCGGATTCAAATACTGTTCCTTTTGTTAATGTAAAAAAAATAAATACAACAATAACATCAACATCAACCGCTTACAATTCAATTACGCCATGCTTTAGGTTAATTGATGTAATGAAGCAAATTGCAAAATCAACCGCAGGCTTAGAAGTTACAGCTCCACGTTATAATGTTGGTGGCGAATTTTACGATACAGTTCTAACCAACGGTAAAATGTTAGGTGGTAATATTACGGATCCGTTTTATATTTCATGGGAGGACTTAATAGAATCGGTAAAAGGAGAAGGACACGGAGGATTTGAAATTAGTTTAGACGGTAAAGTTTTTGTGGGAATTGAAGATGATTTTTATACAAATGTAGAATGCGGTGTTTTTGAAGATATTCAATTTGATAGTTTGGTAAAGGATACCGATCCTAAAATGGCCTTGAATACGTTTAAACTAAACTTTTCAAATTATCAATCATTAAAAGAAAATACTGAGCCAAATTCCGGAAGCACGATTCATGGCGAAACTATTTTAACGTTGCCTAATACGGAAGTTGAAGGCACATTGGAAGTAAAAATACCTTGGATTCGTGATGCAATATTATTGGATGTACAACAACGATTATCAACTGTTGTAAGCAAAGATACGGCCACTCAGGATGATGATAAGATTTTTGCAATAGATACGATAGAAACAGAAAATGACCAACAATTTACGGAATCAACCGAGTTGCAACATACTGATAACGGCGGATTTTTATCCTTAAAAAGTGACGGAAGTGTTAATTTTTTGGTATTGGGAATAAAAACAGGAACTACTTTTCAAATATTATACCCAGATCCAAATGCTGGAAGTTACATGGTTTCGGCTGTGTTTAACACTGAGTTACAATTATTTGGTGGCTCATACGCTCCGGCAAATAACGGTGTCAGGTTAACGAAATACACTTATGAAATTAAAGTTGATACAATTCCTTTAACCAATAGAACAAACGAAGGTTTTGTATCGGTAGAAAATCTAATTTCACCGGATAAATACAGTAATTTGCGTTATTCAGTGGAAAGAATCATTCGTAAACGATGGGAAAAGTTTTTAGCTGGGTGTGTGTTGTGGAAAGATGGTAAAAAAATAATCAATACGTATTATAAAAATAACGGTGCCTGTATCACGAATTACGACGGTTTGATTATTCAGGAAAAAGAAAACTTTACGCCTGCTGTTGACCCTATTTACACATCGAATTGGTATGAAGGAATTACTTTTGCAAATGTAGATTTTGAGGAATTTGTGGCTTTGTGTAATAAATTAAGAAGGTATCACGGCTATATTACAATGAAGGATATTAATAGACGTGTTCTTCAGATTTACCCTGAGAAACTAAGCTATCAAAACGATACCAGAGCAATTGTAATTGATGGTAATGAAAAGTTTATAAAAGCCTATATGACTATTACTAATGAGGGAGGAAACATTGTTGTAAATGATGAAACAATTGTAACGGTTTTAAAATGGGATATGATTGATAGAAAGGTTGAGTTATTCGATTTGGAACGACAAAGATTATATCAGGGAGTCTTCTTTTACAAAGTTTCAATTAACGGATCAGTTACAAAAGTATTATCTGAATTTATCGACAGAATGAATTTAATAGGCGAAAAGTTTGATAGTACAAAATTTTAGTTGTAATATTGCTATTCGCTACAACTAAAAACATAAATAAAACGTCATTCTTTGTAGCGAGGGGTGGCGTTTTTATTTTATACTTATTATTATGGATTTAAACGAATTTATGGATACAAAATATCCTAAACATTATGCAGAAACTTTGATTCAAGGAGATAGAATTAAAGCTACTATTCGTCATAGAACAGACGGAAATAAAAATATTATCGATGCTGATATGATTTTTATTAGATGCAACAACGACAAAACTATTACCGCATATTATGAGGGTGATGGTAATATTATTCAAAAGGGCGAGTATATGATTGAAATTCCGTTTAATGAAATAAAACAACCATGAAAACATCTACTAATACCGTAACTACAACCGAAGTAAAAATACAACAGGATGAGTTTTTTCAAATAATAAAGGATTATTTAGAATCTAAAGGTGTTGAGAATACGGATAAGCATGTTGTAATAGATGTTGATAAAGAAGTGATAAACGGATATGATGAAATATTATTAAACATAACCATAAAAACTTATTCAAATGAAAAATAAAATCGCATCCATGAACACGGATAAATTAGGATTAAGCGAAGAAAAAGCAAATGAATACGTTAATTCGCTTGTGCCCAAAGATAACGATGTTGTAAGTATTGCCAAACAACAAGTTAATGAAATGTATGAAAAATATAATATCCCAATAGACGAAAGAGAGATAAAAAGTTGTTCATATAAAAACAAGGCTAGATATGATCCATTCGTAGTGTTCATTTGGAGTTTAATTACTATAGGAACAATACTTTGGACATGGGGATTAATTCACTTAATACAAAAAGCGTTATGAAAAAAGAATGTACATGCAAAAAGTTAATTAAAGATGATAAAATAACATTGATTCACGAATGTGATAGATGTTATAAAAAGAAAGTAAAATGCTTAAAATTAGGTATTGAATTAGCTAAATTGATGTTAGGTATTGATAATAAAAATAAAGCACGTATTCCCGATTATGCTAAAGGAAGCAAGATTAAACCAGAAATGGTGCCTGATTCGAATAACGATGTTTATACTCATGATTGCATAAAAAACATGTTTAATAATTACAATCAGAATAAACCAGATTTCCACAAACAAATGTTAGAAGCCGATAAAGAGTTGCAACGGGTTTTTAGTAATGTAAAAACGCAAACAAAAGAAGTTTATCAGGAATGGACAGAAGATGAAAACGAAAAAACAGGGTGGTCTGGATCAGGATGGATATTTAAAGATGATGATGAATTTATGGAAGAGAATAAATGGACAATCATAGAGCATCTAGACTCTGATAAGTATTATAATCCAATTTTAGCAATAGCACAAAGAGATTAAATCATTTTAAAACCTACATACTAATTATGTAGGTTTTTTTTATATCTTTACGATTCAAAAGAAACGGTTAAATGGCGTTAACGGCACCTATAATAAATCTATACAAGTCATTGGACGAAGCTATGTATTTCCGTAATTCATGGCTTAACCAGAAATTTGATTTTTCCGGTGTCCAGCTACTCCCATTAAATCCAAACAAATACATTCAAGTTACCAATACAACAGGCGGTATAAATTTAGAGGATTGGGTTGTAAAAGTGTTTTCTTTATGCGGAAGTGAATTAGGAGACATTACACCGTCATTCATGGTAGAAAGCCTAACCAATTCTGACAACGGAAACCCACAATTTATTTGGAGCTTAACAAATATACCTCAGGACTTCGGATGGGGGTTAATTTACCTTCAAATACTACAATCTAGCGGTGAATTATTTTATACGAACCCGTTTAAAATAACGGCAATTGATGAAGAAAAAACTGCTTTTATTGCTTATAAATACAAAAAAACTGAGCCATTTCAAACTATTCAGTTTACAACTTGGTACAGAGAACAAGGATTGCCACAAGAAATAACAGGATATTATCAAGAATCAGCAAAAAGTACGGTTACATCACAAATAAAGTTTGACAGGGTTGAAAAATGGTCAACTGAAAATATGAACCGTGATTTACTTATTGAATTAAAATACATTCTTGCGCTACCATACGTTTACATTGATTTCATAAGATCAAATTATTATGAAGCTTCTGATTTAGAATGGTCATCTGGTAGGCAAAACTTCGCTTCAATGGATTATTTTTTGGTAAGACATAATAATGATAGGTACGAAGAAAAACAAGAGTCTAACGGAGATTTCGCAAGTGTGGATTGGCTTACAGATGATTTTTACATTTACACATAAATAGCTATGACAAGATCAGAATATCAAACACTCATAAATACGTTGATGGACAATCAGCCAAATACCGCTGCAACTGTTCGTGGTATATTTGAAGCGTTGGCAGACGGCGCAACGTTTACCAATGAGCTTAAGTTACTAGACACCACAAATCTTTATATTACTGATAATTTCGATGGTTCCGGATTAGGCATTAACGAAATGTTAGGCTATGCGATTTGCAATGGCCAAAACGGCACCAGAGATTGGGGCGGTAGAGTTCCGTTGGCTTATGATGATTCATTATATCCAACACTCGGTGCTATTGGGGGTAGTAAAGACGCAGTTGTAGTTTCGCATACTCACACGGCAAACGGATTTGGAGCTTCTGGCAGTGGTTTAAATGGATTGGCCGATAATAACTTTTTTTATGGACAAATTTCAGAAACTACTTCAGCGGGAGAATCAGGAACTAACAAAAACTTACAGCCTTACAGAGTTGTGTTGTATGTAATGAAATTATAAGAAATGGCAAATTCACTATTAATAACAAAACTTTCCGATGATTCATTCTCTTTTATAGTTAATGGTGACGCTGTCAATGTAATTATAAATCTACGCAATGATATGCTTAGTTTTGGCACTGAATGCCATTTCAAGACTAGCGAAGGAGCAAATCTAATAAAGCTTCAACAGGTTCAGTATAATGAAGTTACAATTGTTGATGGTGCGACATTGCCAGTTGCCACAAGTCCTTTAGATTTGCGTATTAAATTGCGCTCTGTTGGTTTTTGGGATTGGATGACTTCTGGAAGTGGCACCGGAGTTGACAGATTTGACGCCCTTTTAGATACTTTTGGTTATTTTGGCAACAATGGTAAAGTGCCAATGGTAGACGAAAGTCAATTAAAATTGATTCCTTTTTCGTTGCCAAATGTAGATTATTTAGACTTATTCCCTAATCCATTATCCGCTAATAAAGGAATAAAAGTAAATTCAGGAGCAACCGCTTACGAGTTTTACGATATTGTAAACTTAGTCACGCAATTTATTAGATCAGGATTTACAGCAACATCACCGAGCGAAGATGTAGTTTATCAGGCATTAGCTTTAAAGGCGAACATAGCTGATTTGCCAGGTGCATTACCTAAGATGCAAATAACAGCAACAGCAGGACAAACGGTATTTCCATTAGGAACAACGGCAATTGTAAAGGCTGTTTTCTGGAACGGCGCATTACTAAATGATTTAGATTGGTCACAAACAGGATCAAACATAACAACAACATTTGGATTCGCATTAGGCGACATTTTTAAACCAATATAACATGAAAAAAATACTTTTTTTATTACTCGTTACAATATCGAGTTCTGCTCAAACTTATCAAAATCCAACTTTTGGAACAGTTACAGAAAAAACAAACGCTGAAGATAATTCAGCGACAAAAGTTAAAGTACAGGACTCTAACGGAAAATCTGGGTGGGTTAATAAGTCTGTTTTTGCTACATCGGAAGACAACCCTTTTAAAAGTGCCTCATCTATTATATATCCCTCCGATCTTGTATATTATCATGGGGATTCCCAAAACTTAGCAAGGGAAGCGATAATATATGTAAACAGCCCTGTTACTTTACCTAATGCGGGTAATCATACTTTTGGTGATTATACAACCATAACACAGTTGGCGGGGGGTACTGGCGCATCGGCTTATGCTTCTTTCGATTCAAAAGCTGTTATGAACGGGACTGATACATTCGGTCATTTGATATCTTTTCAAGCGAGGAATAATTATAATGGCTCGGGCAACATGTCGTATATGTCCGGGAATGAAAACACTATAGATCATACAGGTACTGGTATAATTTCAGAAGCCTACGCTTTCCATGCAAAAACAAAAACGGGGACGGGTCCAATCACAGATTTATATGGTTTAAAAATAGACAATCAGACAGGAGGCACTAATAATTACGCTTTAAGAACTGGATCGGGTAAGGTGGTATTTGGTGATGAAGTGAATACAAATGGTGTGCTTCTAATTAATAATAAATCCGAGCTTATAAGCGCACAAGCAAAAACAGTTGCTACGGCTAATCAATATTCGTTTTTTGGAAAAACTAATGAGGTTAGCAATTATGCTTCTCTGTCTCTTTCTCAGTTTGGCGGTGCAACACAAGCAGTAAGGCAATGGAGATATCAAACTATAGAACAGGGAATAGCAAACGAAGGAGCTATCACGTATCAGGCTAGTGGTGGACGTGTTTTATTCGGATCTAATACGGATAACGGCACGGATAAAGTCCAAATTACAGGGAATGCCTCCGGTAGCTTAGCTGCTTCAAATAGCAACCACTTTACTAGAAAAGGGGAGGTAGACTCAGTAGATGCTTTAAAAGCTAATTTAGCAGGCAGTAATTCTTTTACTGGTCAAAACACATTTACAAATACTACTGGCAGTGGACTACTTGTAAACAACGGGTCTACTACATACGGACAAAGAATAGTAAACACCGGGGGGAGTTCATTAGGGCTAAACTTGGAATCCAATACAGGAGCTACCGGAGATTTAGCGGTATTCACAAAAAACGGTGTCACTACAGCTAAATTAGATCAAAACGGTAATTATATAAAAACAGGAGGTACTGCGGATCAGGCTTTAACCGCAGCAGGAGGCGTAATGACAATATTAACAGGTTCAGCTTCTTTAGATTTTCCGTCTACAGCAGCAAACTCCGAAGCAAATTTAACCATGACCGTTACGGGAGCCGTAATAGGAGATGTAATAGCTATTGGAAGCCCTGCTCCAGCTACATTTACAACATACTTTGCTTTTGTAAGCGCGACAGACACTGTCACTGTTAGATTTAGAAACTCAACTGTATCGGCTATGGATCCGGTTGCAGCTACTTTTAAAGTCAAAATTTTTAAATAATTATATATGTTACAATTAGGTTTAGCGGCTAATAATCGCGCAGAATTAAGAGGATATCCGGGAGTTACTGCGGATGTTCCAATTTTAATAGGCGGTTCGGCTTCGGCTCCAATGACTGCGGAAGTATGGGTGTGGGATCCTTTATCTATGGTTGCAGATGATGGAATAACCACATTATTAGTTACTGTTCAGTCAGCATCAACCCCTGGTAGATTTGTACGTTTAAGCGTTTGTGGCAGTGCGTCAAAAACATTTAATAATAGTCCGGGTAGATCCATTGTTACAGGAACAGGATCAACAGGTTTTCAACCTTCCGCATTAAGTGATTCAAACGTAAATTATAGCATATCAATTAACACTTCTGTCAGTTTAAGCGGTAATTCCAGTGGTTATGTAGTATTAGAAATATGTCCTACAAACTCAGCCACACCTTCTGCATGGATTGAAATAGGCAGGGTTTCAAGTGGACAAAGCGGAACGTTAGTAGTTGGGCTAGTTTTAAACCAAGTTGGAGGAGGTCAAATAGGAGGTGTGGTTCCTGCGGGTTATTATGCTAAAATTAGAACTGTTAACGTATCTGGTACGCCTACATACGTAATTAATTCTCAACAAGAAGTTTTATTATAAATTAAAGATAAAAACAATTATGGAAAATAACTTAATTCTATTTTTAATCGGATTTTTAGGCGTATTCGTTCATTGTCTTTTTAAGGCAAAATCATTAATTACTGATGCGCAAAAAGCAAATGTAAAATTTACCGTAAAAGACTATATTGAAAAAGATTGGTTTGGTATTTCTATATCTTTAACAATGGTTGTTATATGGTTTTTAATATTTCCTGAAATAGCTAGTGTAAGACCTAATATTGTAGGTTTTGTTCGAATTAGTTTTGGTGCAATGGGATTGTTCGGATCGTACATTATTCAATCTGTTTTTAGCCGTGGAAAATCATACATTAGAAATGTAATTGATAAGAAAACAGACATTGCTGATAATGTAGTAATGGATGCGCCGGACATAGGAGGTGGAGGTGTTAAAAACGATCCGCCACCAAAACCATAAATATGAAGTATATAAAACATATATTATCAGAAACAATTTTCTTGCTACCTTATTTATTAATGGCAGTAAGTTTTTTGTCTGTTATTTACGATTGGTTTGGTTGGAATTTTGATAAAAACTTTTGGTGCAATTTAGGAGGATATTCTTTATTTACCAATTTGTTGTTTGTTTATGTATTGACATTCAACAAGAACTACTGCTATACCACAAGAATGTTGCCTATTTCAATGTGTTTTATTTCAGTTTACAATATGATTGCTTCATTCTTTCCTGAACGTTATGCGGAGTACGAAAAATATTATGAGGTAATTATTTTATCACTAACTTTGCTAGTAGGATTAATTTTATGCATTAACAAAAGGATAAACAGATGATTTTTATACAGGCTCAAGCACAGGCGGAATTAGCGCATAACTTTATTGATCTTACTACAGGATGTATTATTGTAATTACCGCTTTATCTGGAGTCGTAATTTTTTTGTATAAAAAACATGAAGATTTATATAAGCGACTTGAAGCAAAAAACGAATTATTTATAAATGAACTAAGAAGCTCAAACGAACAATTAACAAATGTTTGCAACTCTTACAATCAGTTTGTTAATAAAA